GGATTCCGTGATCAGGGTGTTACCTATTCAGGCACAGGAACCACAGGAACCAATTCCATATTGACAGATTATACTGCATTTGAAGCAGGAGTAAATGCTCCTTCATCTACCAACACACCTTGGGCTTTCCGTGTGAGAACTGCCAGTCAAAACTGGAGAAGTTCAATAGGAGCCAGTGATCTGCCTCGTAGATGGAGCACCACAACCACTCACTCATCAGGTGGTGCCTACACAGTGGATTATACTAGTTCAGGCAATGGATTTAGACAGGTCACATTGTCCAGCAATATCACATCATTCACAATGAGTAACTTTCCAACCAGCACCAACCAAATATGTGAGTTTGATATTGTGTTCATACAGGATGGCACAGGTGGTAGAACCATATCATTCACACCTACCAGCACAGAAGTATTCAAATTCCGCAATGGCACAAACACACTGACAGATAGCACCGCGGCACCAGAGGTGTTACACGCAAAAATATTCACTCGCTATGATGGCAGCAAAACCATATTCTATTGGGACATTGACAACAGAGAATACGTATAATAGATGGTTAAAAACTGGATCTGTATAAATATTCCAGTATAACGAGGAAATTATAATGCCTTCTAAAGCCAAATTAGTCACAAGATCAGAAATTACCAGCACAGTCACCACAGACACTATACCCAAGGATGACACGCTGACTTACTCAGAATTAGATTCAAACCTAATCAATTTGAGAGATGCCACATTTGGATTGGCAGGAGATGATTCTGCTACCATAGAAGTGGGTATGGGTAACACTATCAAAATAGCAGGTTCTGGATCAACAACCACATCAGCATCAGGACAAACAGTTACAATTACCACTCCCAGTTTAGATCCCTATGCTCTAAAAACTGACACAGCAATCACAGTGGTGGGAGATGACTCCACAGGAACCAATTTTGCTCATGGAGAAACTGTTAAAATTGCAGGTGGCAACAATATTACCACAGCAGTGAGTGGAGATACTCTCACAATCACAGGCAGTAAAACCATAGATGTCAATGAAATCAATTCAGGAGATTCATCAGCCATACAGATCAATGATTCAGTAAATGTATCAGGCACACTCAATGCCAAGACCATTGTGACCAATGATCTTATATCACAAGATTCATCAGCCATTAATGTATTGGATGGACTTAATGTGTCAGGTACTCTAAGTGCAGATGTATTGGATGTAAATGAACTCAGTTCCAATGATTCTACAGCCATACAGATCAATGATGCCTTAAACGTATCAGGTGCTACCACAATCAATAACACACTGGCAGTGACAGGTGACATAACCACAGCAGACAGTTTACAGTTTGACACAGCGGCAGCAGAAGCAGTGGCCGCAGGCAAACTGTATTACTCATCTGCATATGGCACACTGGCTCATGGATTGAGTGATGGCTCAGAACTTATAGATGGTGTAGATCTTGTGACCTATGTTACCAATGCAGAAGCCACTGATTTGGTCAAAGGTGAGGTAGTCTACATATACGGTGCCCAGGGTGATAGACCCAGCGTGAAGCGAGCAGACAACTTAGGAGATTCTACCAGTTCCAAAACATTGGGTATAGTAAAAAATAATATCAACACAGGCAGTGCAGGCTATGTGGTCACACAGGGTATCGTTACAAATTTAAATCTAGGCACATACACAGCAGGTGATGTGTTGTGGTTGGGCACAGGTGGTGAATTCACAGCAACCAAACCCACATATCCAGCACATCTGGTTTTTATAGGAGTGGTGCTGAGAGCCAATGCAGGCAATGGATTGGTTTATGTGAAACCACAGAATGGCTATGAATTGGATGAGTTGCATAATGTTTCTTTATTATATGCACAGCCCAATGATATATTAAAATATGATGGTTCAGCATGGGTTAATTCTCCAGGTGGAGAATTGATTTATAATGGTAACAGTATTACGGCTGCCAGCAACGCAGACATAGATATCACAGCAGGAGGCACAGGCAATATCAATCTCAATGCTGATACCATAAGATTGGGTGACTCTGGTGCCAATGCCACTCTCACTACCAATGGTGCTGGTGACATCATTATCAATACCAACGCAGGCACTGATTCAGGTTCTATCACTATACAAGATGCTGCCAATGGCAACATATCACTGGTAGCCAACGGATCAGGCAACATAGAACTGGGATCACAGATAGAGACCACTACTAATTTCCCATCCACAATGACCAACACATCCTATGATCCTACCAGCACTCGTGTGAGAGGAGCAATACGTGCCTACAGCAATCTATCCTATGCACCTTACACATCTGGTGATGATACTCACATTGGTAACGTAGATTACACAGCACTCAAAACCAATGGTGGCACATTCATCAGCACAGCCACGAGAAATATAGGATCAGATCACACTGTGAATTTTGATCTCAATGGTGCCACGGTAGATGCAGGATTACAGACTTCAGGAGCCTATGCTGTGAGAGCCAATAGAAGTCAAGTATATTACAAAAACACAGCAGGTGGAACCAAAACTGGTTTTATAGGTGTAGGAGGCAGTGCTTTTTTGCAGGTAGATGCTGGACATGGTGGTGCATTCACAGTGCCACAAATACATGGACACAACTCCGCTGCTACCATAGCAGCCAACACAGGTGAAACCACAACAGTGACACAATACAGAGGATTTGTAGATCTTGGATTAACCACAGCAGGCACGGGCACACCAGGCACAGCACAGGTATTGGGAGATTATTATGGATTCTATACAGGTATTGCACCCTCAAGTTTTGGTTCAGGCACTGTGTTATCCAATAGACCGTATGCATTTTATACTACTAACTCTGTTTGGAGGAGCAGAGTGGGATTGCTGGATCAATTTAGATTCATAGGTCTTTCAGCCACTCACAGCAGTGGTGCAAATTACAACATAGATTTGGGTGTATCAGGCACTGCCTTCCACACAGTTACACTGACATCCAACATCACAGGATTTACATTTACCAACGCACCCACTTCTACCAATGCAATTTGTATGGTAAGATTGATGTTCCAGCAGGATGGTACGGGTGGTAGAACCATATCATTCACAGCGGGTGGATCTGAAATATTCCTATATAAAAACGGTATAAAAACATTGACAGACAGCACGGCAGCACCAGAAGGATTGATAGTGGATGTGTTCAGTCGCTATGATGGAACCAACACTCGTTACTATTGGAACATAGACAATGGTGAATATGTATTATAATATGAAAGGAACAGAATAGATGACCACTTGGCCTTCAGGCTCCAAAGCCACCACAACTCACACAGATTCTGGATCAGACAAACCACGATTGGCACGAGCAGATATCAATCAAAATATTTTAAATGTTAATGATGTGATTGATTATTTTAATGTTGCATCAGCCGCTGATGGTGATATTCTTGTGTATAATTCCAGCACAGCTAAAATGGAATTGGGCAATTCTAACACAGGATTTTTTAATGTAAAAGAAAGTCCCAAAGAAACTATTAACACAATCAGTGGAACATCAGGATCAATCACTGTGGATGCCGCAGTGGCACCAGTGCATAAAATGACACTGAATGACAATACCACATTTACATTTACAAATATGACCACAGGCTCCAGTGTGAGTCTTATTATCAATATCAATGCCACTGACAAATCAGCCACATTTACTTCAGATGGTTCTACTCTAGTTAAATTTTCAGGTGGAGCACCCACATTAACAGGCACATCAGGACAGATAGACTTTGTTGTGGTTTTCTTTGATGGAACCAATTACATTGGCAGTATCACTCAAAGGATCAGTTAATGTTTATAGGATCTAGAAAATTTCTAGGTGCTGGTGGATTTACCACACAAACAGCCACAGTCACAGCATCAGGTTCTACTAATTCTGGTATCTCCATGAATGATGGCACTTTTCCCATGGGTGGATTTGGTGGCACTGATACATCAGGTCATATTGATTCTACAGAAGATCATCTCAATTTTCCATCTGTAACCTATCTATCAGCAGGTAGAGTTTTAACTGTGGACATGACAGCATTTGAAACGAAATATAGAAACACTAACACACCTGATCCAAATAGACAATGCAAAATTATATTGGCCTATGCTAATGCTGGTAATTATAATACTGCTCAATTTGGTTTTGGCACTGTTAATGTTATAGCCACAATCACATCACGCGTGGCAGCCACATATTCATTGTTACCTGGTACTGGCACATATGAGCATACCAATAATTATTCTACCTATAGAATTGATACAGGCAGTGGTGAAAGCGGAGATTTAACAGCATATCCTATACGTTTTTTTACTCGTAGAAGAATATTAACCACAGACAAAACCAACACCTTTGGTTCTGGCACAGTGGGCACAGGATTAATTGCTAGATATGAAGTAACTGCTGGAGGCCAAAGAGTAAGTGGTGATGTGCAGATCACAATTAGAGAAGGCTAAATAAAAAGGTAATTACAACAAGGAGACAATTTTATGTCAGCGGCTTCTAATAGTTTAGAAAATCACATATTGAATGGCACATTGAGAGGCTATGCCACTCCCTACACAGCACCAGTAGCCACAGATATCAAATTGGCATTGTTCTCAGGCACAGCATCAGATGTATTGGTAGCATTGGAACAGGGCACATCAGCAACCACAGTAGGAAACTGGGGCCGCTACGAGATCAACACAGGATCATACGCAAGAACACAGATTACATTTGGCACAGATACTACCACAGGATCCATATCTAACACTGCCAATTGCACATTTCCCACTGCCACTGCCAATTACGACAACACCAACAGTGATGGTGCCACAATAACCTGTATTGCTATCATTGATGAGGGTAGATCTCAAGTGATGTACTATGGATTATTGTCCAACAGTAAAGAGATCTTAAACGGTGACACCTTTCAGGTGGCCACAGGTAACCTTACTATATCATTAGCATAGGAGGCATTCAATGCCACTTGCAAATCCTTACGTAACGGTAGCATACGTTACAGATGGCTATGTTCAAGAACGTGGCAATATCAGAGGCAGTTTAGAAGATTTCAATTGGAATCAATTTTCAGAAGATGGTCAATACATAGATAGAACCTGGGATGAATGGTATGGAGATGCTTGGGATTATTCTGGTGTGGCATTTACATTTGGCATTGTCAGTAAGGCATTGGGTGGATACCTTGCTTTTGGTGTCAGTGACCAATCTGTGGTTGCTTCTCAATCATCCATAGCCAATAGATTAAGAGATCAAACAGCACCATTTACATTTTCATCCATAGCATCATTTTCCAGTTTGGGAGGATTTCTTGCTACTGGAGATGCTTCTATCACAGCCACAGCATCACAAACCACTGTGCCAAATAGATTTAGAGATCAACCCACACCTATAAATTATTCTTCAATCTTTAGTGAAACTGCTATTGGTAATGCTACTTTTAGACCATCACCATCTTTTGTGGCTCTGTTCACACAGGTCACACAAGGCAATGCTACCTATAGACCCAGCAGGACATTATCAGCAATCTTTACACAATTGAGCAATGGAAATTATCAAATTGCGGGGTTATCACCATTAAATCTACAAGCATTTGCTTTTGAATTCAGCGATGGAGCACTGATTTCACTAGTGGATCCCTACTACACAATCAAAGCATTACAGGAAATTAGAACCTATATTGTGCCTGAAGAAAATCGTATAATAGAATGTTTGAGTGAAAGTCGTGTAAATACAGCACCAACAGAAACTAGAGGAATAGTAGTGTTACAAGAAACTAGAAATTATCGCATATTCACTCCAGTGTTTAAAGACAAGAGTTCTATACCAAGAACAAGAGGAGATTATTAACGATGGCCAATTTAACAGGTTTTAAAAGAGACAATGAAGGTGCTTACATAGAAAAAGCATCCACAGCCAATATCAAATACGCAATAGATTGGACAGATTATCTCAATTCAGGTGATGCTATCAGTTCAGCCACAGTGGCCATTGAAACCATCACTGGTGATACCAATGCACTGAGATTACCAACCAATGCAGCCACAGATGTGTTGATAGCAGGTGATGTGGTTTCAGTGAGATTAACAGGTGGCACACTGGGCAACGTGTATAATGTGGATATAACCATTGTGACTTCTGCTGGTGACACTGATGTGAGAAGATTTAGAGTGGTAATAACTAATAAGAATTTATAATGAGCGAACAAACCAAACATTACAAACTGGACAAAGATTTAATCTTTAAATTGGCCACAATACATTGTACCTATGAAGAGATTGCTCAAATAGCGGGCACATCTGTGGCAACATTACAAAAAAGATACAAAGATTTAATTGAAAAAGGTCGTGGTGAAGGTAAAAAAAGCCTAAGAAGAGCACAATTTGATTCTGCACTAAAAGGTGATATTAGAATGCAAATTTGGCTGGGCAAACAATGGCTGGATCAACGTGACACTCCCACAGATGCACAAGCCACAGAACCTTTACCTTGGAACGATAACGAATAATTAAAGGTGTTTCCAAGTTTTTCTTTTTTTAATTAATCTAATTGTTTCAGGATGAACATTGTATTTTAAAGATATAATTTCATAATGATCATTATTATTTCTTATATCAACTATATC